AAGGGATTATTCGAGGTGCTAAAAAGTCACTAGAATCTATCGACCCAGATGTCCAGAAGATAAATAGAAGGGAAGGTGATTTATTACAATTAGGCGAAGAACTGGAACGTGTTGTAGGGAGTTAGCCTCGTTTTATTAATCGACTTTAGTTGTTTGTCAAATTCGGCAGCTATACTATTAAGTTGGTTGATATTTTTACCGCCACGTATATTAATTCCGCCTAAATCCTTCCTGAGTTGTTTTAACTCTGTGAATAGTGCTTTTTTAGGTATCAAAACACCTTTTTCAGTTGCTTCATCAATTATTTTGTTCAACCCGGCGTCTAAATTAGTTAATTTTTTCGATATGGTCTCTAATCCTTTAACGGTAGGCATTATTCCTTCATCCAATGCCGTACGGGTCATTCTCGCTCTTGACGTTTGGTCAATAGATGGCCTGAATTTCAATGCAGTTTGAAGTAATGACTCAGGTAGGGCTTTGGGGATTAATTTCCCAACAGACACCGCGCCTTTAATGATTGTCGGCGTAAGACCACCCAATAAACCCGATATAGCGCCGGTTTTAACGGCTTCTTCTAGTGTTTCTTGAGAGAAAAAAGCATCTTCATCGGCAAACCCCGCGCCTGCAGTAGTTCCTATAGCCGTTCCTGCGGTAGCACCTCTAGCAGTAGCTTGTTTTAATGTTTGCCCGGCTACCGATCTACCTAATCCAGCACCTCCCGTAACCAATCCGCCAGCAACCTCTAAACCTAGTGCGGTTTTAGGGTTTTCTTCGCTGAATTTTTCCTGATCTGCGCGTAAAGATGCCCTCGCATCTGTCATTATTTGACCAAAAGTTTTGTCAGATATAAAAGGTGCTGCCGTGGCAGCGGCTATAACAGATTGTATTTCGTCTGAAAATCCCAAAGTAGCCCCCTGTAATAGAGATTGACCTGCACCACCTGCAAAACTTTGATCTGACTCAACCTCTTTGGCAACAAATTCCTCTGGGGTAGATTGAATAGGATTTTCAGAAAATAAATTTACCCCTGTAGATTCCTGAACCGGTTCATCTGCGAATAGATTACGAGCCATCGCGCCGCCTTAACTCGTCTAAGACTTGTGAACGGGTCATGCCGTTATCAGCCATAGTCTGGGCAATATCTTCTTCTGTGGCATTGGCTCTTACCAAAAGTCCCTCAAGATCAGCGGTTTGCTTTTGTAACCATTCTGTTTGAGTCCCACCGTTACTTAAAAATATAGCTTGATCTTCAAGATAGCCCATTAGCTTTCTTTTAGCGGAAATAGTGTCATTAACCCATTGTATTAAATCATCGCCTTCTAACCCGAAGGGAATAGCAACGGCTTTGGCTAGTTCTAATTCACCTTTAGACAAAGCACCAAATGTAACAGAACCAACCACATCTAAAGATAGCCTTTTTTGCAATTGTTCGAGTTTAATTGTGGCGGCTTTAACACTTGGAAATAGTCTTGATATCGGGCCAGTATTGGCACCTTCGCCAATCAAAGGAACCACTTGTTCAAGATTCGAAATATTTAATCTTAGTTTATCAATGGCCTCAAAAGCCTTGTTGCTAGTAGCTTCGGCGTTCCTGACTTGTTTTAAATCTCTTTCAGTTTCGACCCTCAAGTCCTGGGTCGCTTTTTCTTTATCAGCTATTATTTTGGCCGACCTGTCCAGAACGTCAACAGCATCCTGCCCTGTGACTATTTGATTAAATCTGTTTCTGATTTCTTCATTCCCGTCTGGTAGGATTTTTCTTGTACCTCCGCCTTCAAGCAATTCAGAAACCGCTGAGGCTGCGAATTGTTTGTCTGACTGTTTTAATGCATCATTTAATCGCTCACCACCATCAGCCGCAGCAGTAGCAATCTGGGTTAAAGCGAGATCAAGCTCATCAGGGTTTCCAATGGTCATTAATTCATTGATTTTTGTTATATCACCGCCCTCATTTAAAATTCTCTGCCCGACCTGCGCTAAAAATCTTCTTTTACGATCAAGCCCTTCTAAACCTATAGCGGTTTGAGCCTGGAAACCGAATTGCTCGACTTTATCTCTAGCGAGTCCGATCTGTTCAATTCTCTGAGTTTCCTGCCTTTCTCTGACACCCGAAAGAACACGGAAAATACCCTCAGACAATCCTCTAACGTCTTTTACAGGATTTAAATCAAAGTCTTTTGCGGAAATCAAAGCCACTATATTCTCCTGATTAACTCAGGGTAGTTAATAATGTCAAAACCACCAAACTCTCCAACCAGATCGGGATATATTTCTTTAATATCTGTTGATAGAAAACCGACTGTAGGACTATCCATAACGATAGTGTCCTTAAACTCTGGTCGCCAATCCCATTCAACTATCGGCAACTGACCGACATGACCAATTACTTTAATATTTTCTTTTAATCTTGGGTCTGAAAACAGCCCACCAAGAACGGCACCCAAGATTTGGCTCTGGTTATTAGATCGGTTGGTACTCCGGTTAATGTTTCTTTCTTCAACACCCAAAATTCCTGAAGCTGTAGCCTCTGCGCTCCCAGTCGTCAAATTACCTATGTTAAAAGCAGCGCCGCCGCCTTGGTTAGTTAGATCGGTATTAATACCCAGTAATTGTGAGAATAAATCCAGTCCTAAATCTGATCCAATATTAGCGCCTTGCTCAATAGCTTCGCCTGATCTAGTCAGTCCGCCAGCGCCCAGAGCGCCAATGACGCCCCTTTCTCTTTCACCTCGTAAAGCCTCGAAACTCTCACCACCGAATATCATACTGAGAATTTCGTCCAATCCTCCAGCGGTTCCTGCTTGTCTCAGAAAACCCAGTCCTTGATTCCCAGCATCTAAAAACGGCTGAAACAAGGGTATAATAGATTCGAGTGCCTCTGATTGAAGTCTTGCTGCTTGTAAGATAGGGTCTTCTATAGCAGGATTTAAACTGTTATTAAGCGCAGCGCCCAAATTATCCTTTTTACCTGGATCACCAATGCCTCCACCCGGGCCACCAAACCCAGTGCCTGGTCCTCTATCGCCTGGTCCTGCTGCATGTGGCATAAATCACCTATATCGGCGTATGAGCCGTTGTCGAATCGTAATAGTGCCATACAGCACCGTCTGTATTGCCAGAAGCAAATAATAGCCTCTTGGTGTCTAAATTTCTTCTCGGATAGCCGAGTTCTTTATCGGCACTGGTATTCACGTCGTCTGCAATATTTTCAAGTTGCGCCGTAGTAGATTCGCCAATATTACCATTAATCGCACTAGCAATTTGATCTAAGAGTAAAAAGAAATCCCTTGTAGCAATCCCTTCTTCTACAATTACATCGCCGTCTTTGGGTTGGTCAATCATATGTCTAGTACCAACTTGCTCGCAGAAAAGTTTACGTTTTCAGTTGTCGTTATTCGTATACCCATGAACCCGTAGTAATAACCTAAACCACCCGGATATTTCCATGATAGTTGATTTGAGTATTGGCCTATGGCTCCAGTAGGTCTGTAAAAAGGTTGTGAATAAGTCACGTTATCGTGTGATAATTGTAGGGCCACCGAACCTAGACCAGTATTAAACCCTTGTGAGATATTCAAAGTCAGGGAATTAACAGTAAAGTCGTTTTCTTCTTCAAAACCTAGGTCTATAGTTCCTTCGAAGTTATTGCCGTAGTCAGTCGGGACATCTGCAAATACCCCTATCTTATCACTATGAGCCACATAGTATTTAAGCCCAAACTGAGTGATGTGATCGGCACTCCACTGTTCAGTTTCATTCGAGACCTGAGTTGTTAGTAGAAACCAGTTTCCCTTATAGAATCCAAACGAGTCATTTGGTAGTTTGAAGGTCACTAAATCATACCCACGCCACTTTAAACGGTTGGCTTTAATATTCTGTAATTGGGTTTGTTTATAACTTATTAAAATAGTATCTATCAGTTCGTTGGATAGTTTGACCGCCCTGCCTCGGTCAATAGCAAAAATCCCAACATCCTGATCTTTCTCACGTCCACAAAATACAAACGTGTCTCCGTATTCCTGAATACCGCCTATATAACCATAAGAGATTCTGGCGTTTAATCTCACGTAAGGAACTGGGCCAGATATAGTATCTCCTTCATCTCGAAATAGTTCAAAACTATCCGTACCACCAATATAGAGTATATTGTTAAAGTTAAAACAAACTGTATTCTTGTCCGGTAATTCTTCAGCATCGAAAAAAGAATTTGTTTGAATACTTGCACCATTGCCCACGTCTGAGAAAAAAGCCGGGCTACCATCCGCAGGAACGTATATAAACCGTCCGTTCATGTGGGTCACAGAAACTGAACTTAAAAAGTTAACATCTACTATTTGGGTTAAGGTGTCGCTGGAATCTAAAGTATAGCCATTAGCTCCCTTAGAAATAATAACCGCATGATTAAATCCTATGGCGAAGTCTATGTCCTCGGTCCCTGCAATCGTACCTATAACAGAAAACGCACCTGTTACTACATCTGTAATCTTAATTAAAGAAGTCGATACAACCTGGTAAAGGTTTTCATTCCAGACAAATTGACCTCTGGCTACCAGACTTGTCGTGTTTAACTCAGTAATACCTGGCCGGTTAATTATGTCTCCTTCCGCATTAAAACAATTCACCAAAGAAGTTAATGTCTTGGGAATCTTGGTTGATCCGTCCAGACCTAAGGGAAAGGGAATATCAGCCAATTTCAGCGCCCTCGTCGAAAAAGGTTCTAGTCCTGCCGTGTGCGCTATTGCCATGTCCCGTTGGTAAAGTACTTCTAGTTTGGGCTTTTGGCACTGTAATAACCTGCCAAGTTCGTTTAATTTGTGAGAGTCCCTTTAAAGCATTAGCCCTTAATTCAGTAGAAACCTGAGCGCCTTCAAAAAGAGGTTGTAATCGAATGGCTAGGTTAAACTCTATACCATTCCTTGCGCCCAAAGGCTCGGAAAGTTCATCACCGACATCATTTAAAGGAACTATGCCCATATCAACCCCTGAATCCTGTAGTTCAGCAATAAAGGAATTTAAAACGTCC